TACTGTAGAACAAGGCGAAAGAATTAGGCGATCGCTGGCTAAGATGAAAGTCCTAAACCGATTAATGGAGTTTGAATATTTTATGGAGATGCCCGAGCTTGGAAAGTCAAGCCTGGTACGCAACCATATCGCTAAACTCAAGTCATCAATCGAACAAATCCGCATCAACCTAAACCACGTCGTTAAAACTAAAGAACAAGACGTATTAGATGAGTTCTGCGGGGAGTTATTAGATACGATAGAGGTTTTATGCCAAATGGACTTAGAGTCGCTTAAATCGTTTAATAATGACATGAGATTATTTTTAGAAGAACAATACAAGGAGGTAGAAAATGAAGCTAAGTGATTACAGAAAGAATAGGAATTTGAGTCAGCAAGAAGTTGCTGATAGGATGGGCGTAACACAAGCGTTCGTATCAATGATCGAATCAAACAACAATCCAACAATCAAAACACTAAGAAGTTATTTTAACGCTATGGGCTATACACTAAGTATTGAGCCAAAGTTCGAAGGGTACAAGTCCATACTAAAAAAGAAAGATTATGTTTAACGCTCAAAAAGAATATCAGGAGTTTGACCATTGGCTGTTTGCTAACTGGTGGAAACAAAAAAACGAAACAATGTTTTATAACTTAGAGACCCAAGAGGTAGCAAGCTATGAAAACTTATACAAGCAATGGAAAGCACATCAGCCCAAAGCAATTTGGTTCAACCTGTATTATACCGACCAAGAAGGCTACTACGTCCGTCAAGTTTTTGAAGATGAGATGGGGGCTAACTTCGAAGCTGCAGGCGTAAATTCATTTATTAAAACAATTAGAGTAGTAATATGAGGATGATTTTTAAAAAAAATGGAGAATTAATCCTTCAAGTAGAAAAAAAAAGCAAATTAAAAGTTAAAAAAGAAGCACGCATGAAAATCAAACTATCATCAAAACGAGAACTGCATGGGTACTTAAATATAGGCCCAGATGCTTTTATCAACTGGTTCTACTTTAGGCTAAACACCAATAAGTCGATACGAAAATTTGGCTTTACAATCGAATTAGATTTGTTAAAGTTGATAAATTTAAGTATATTTACTATCGACAAAGACGAACCAAATTTATTTATCTAAACTTATCAACAAACTTAACTTAAAATTAAAAAATGAAAGAGTTAATTAAAAAGATGGTTGCAATCCAGTCAGAACTGAAAGCACCAAAAAATCAAGTCAATTCCTTCGGGAAGTACAAGTATCGCTCCTGTGAGGATATTATCGAGGCAGTTAAGCCATTATTAGCAAAGTACCAACTTTACATGAACATTTCCGATGTTGTCATAGAGGTAGGTGGTAAGAATTATGTAGAAGCTATCGCTACTGTTTATGATGGAGAAACTCAAATTAGTGCAACTGGATTTGCTCGTGAGTCAACGGATAAAAAGGGGATGGATGATGCACAACAAACCGGTGCTACTTCTTCTTACGCTCGCAAGTACGCTCTAAATGGCTTATTCGGTATCGACGATACAAAGGATGCAGATGCAACAAATACTCATGGGAACGAATCTAAACCCGAAATCCCACAATTCCCAAAACCTAGAATAGGAAACGCACTAATATAATGGAAGAAATAGTAGAATACACGAAAACATTTGACCCGGTTAAATATGAAATTAATTGGGAAGAAGTAAAGACCTTAGAAGACATTAAGGACATTTTTAACTCATTAGAGGTAGTATTTACAATCCCTGCAGAGATAGCACCACCTAAACAGAAGCTACTCCACGATAAGGGGTTATTAAGAGAAATCCAATGAACGGAGACAAGTTATTAGCATGGGTATTAGTAATTAGTACCTTCCTAGTCGGGGGCAAGGCTCTCGGGTTGCTAGACATCAGCTGGTTGGTTGCATTCGGGCCTGTGGCAGCGTTAATGATAGTTACCTTAGTATTATTTATTATTAGCTTTATCCTGATGTACACAGTGATCACCAAAAAAGAAAAAGAAGATGGCGATAGAACACAAGACTGAAGAATGGTTTAGGGCAAGAAGCGGTAAGTTTACTCCAAGTGAGTTGCATAAGCTAATGACCGAACCTAAAAGCAAAGCGGATATTCTATCGGTAGGGGCAATAACCTATATCAAAGAAAAGATAGCAGAAACATTAATCGAGAACTTACCAAATGAAAATGAATTTACAAATGCTGCGACAGCTTGGGGTAATTCTTACGAGGATGAGGCTATCTCTCTTTTCGCAGACCAAAGCGATACTGAAATCATTAAACCAGGTTTTATTGACTGTAATGACTACTTCGGTGGAACTCCTGATGGTATTGCCGCAGATGGTTCATTTGGTATTGAGGTTAAGTGCCCTTACAATCCTACTATTCACTTGGATAATCTTGTTCTCGATCCTTTGGACTTCCCGAAAGCTCGTAAAGAATATTATTACCAAATACAAGGCTATGCGTTATTAACTGGTATCAAGGATTGGTATTTCATAAGTTATGACCCAAGACAGCAAGACCCACTAAAGATTCGCCATATACTTGTAGAAATGGATAAGGATACTCAGAAGAAAATCCGAGAGAAACTAAAAATTGCTAACGAATACAAACAAAAATTAATAAACAATCTAAAACAATTAAAATGAGTACAGAAAAGAAAACCCAGTACTGTGGTTCAGCACAAGAGTTAGGCGACAGCTTATTAATCGACCTGAACATTAACCAACTAAGAGAAATCTTATCTAATCCTGACAATGCTCAGTTCAAGAGAGAGTTTACTACTAAGGACGGACAAACTCAGGAGGTAATCAAGTTAAAAGCGGTTAAACGTAAGGAGATGCAAGGTTATTCAACCCACTTCCTATGCTTAAATGACTATGTTAGAGGCGAGAAAAAAGAAGAAAAAGATCTCCCTTTCTAAGGTCAAGTTTACCGACGATTATCGTTGGGACTTAGCTTTTGAAGCCATAAAGGAATTAACAGGAGTTAGCCCGAACGCCATTAGAAGGTCTAGTAGGGTTACTCCACTTCCTGCGGCTAGGATGATGCTTGCTTATCTTATGTACAAGGAACTTGGAATGAGTCCTGCTTATATCGGTCATCAGATGAACAAAGATAGAAGTGCTGCTTATTATGAGATTCAAGCCTTAGAAGAGTATAAGCAAACAGACCCATACAAAAGCTATTACGAAGCATTTAACGAACTATTTTATAAGAAATTAAAAGACTTAGGTTATTGTTGCCACTGTTGCGGAGCCTTAGAGCCTGTAATGAAGGGAGACAGACCATTAAAACCAAACAAACAATGATACACGACCCAAAACCAGTAGATTTAGAATTATTAAAAGACACTTGCTGTAAAGTATTTGAAGTAAATATTGACGACCTGTTAAGCCCATGCAGAAGAAGAAATGTAATGGATGCAAGGAGAGCTTTATTTTATATACTTAGAACCGAATATGGTTACAGCGAATTAGGTATCTCACGAGCCACAGGAGGAGCTAGAGACCACTCTACAATCATCCATTCTAATTGCACCACAGGCGACATCTTAGATACCGACTATCAATTTGCTACAAGGTATAAGACGTTCTACGAGAGTTTTACACTAAGGCAATACGTAAAACCATTACCACCAAAGCCAAAGACATACAAGCTAAAAGTTAAGCCCATCTATGAGTATTATACCGATGAGATGATCGCCCAGTCAAAGATTAAGATGGAGAATAGGATTAAGATGATTTCTGATGGGTACAAGCAAAAGATTTACGATTTCTTTATTAGAAGCAATAGCTTTTTGAATACTCAAGACAAATTTGGAATATCAAGACGTTTATTAGATAACATCATAATCGAGAAATTAAAATGACCGGCTACTACTACACTATGCCTGCTGACGTAATGTTCGATAAAACTATCTCTGACCAGTCTAAATTGGTATATACTCTTATTGCAAATTTCTGCGATAGATACGGGGTTTGTACTGTTACTAATAAGCGATTAGGAGAGCATTTAGGTAAGTCAGATAGAAGCTTATCGAGAGTCATTTCTGAGCTTTCAGAAGCAGGTTATATTGACGTAAAAGTAGATGTTTTAGATGCTAATAAAAGGACAATTACCCTCACGACAAATCTGTCTACCCCTCACGACAAAAATGACGTGACCTCACGACAAAAATGTCTACATAATAATAATATATATAATAATAATAAATATATTGTCGAGATAGAGGAAATTGTGAAGTATTTGAATGAGAAAACAAACTCTAAATACCGTACCGGAAATGAGAACACCAAGAGGTCTATAAGCGGAAGGTTAAACGAAGGCTTTACCGTAGAAGATTTTAAAACTGTTATAGACAACCAGGTTGCGAGATGGACGGGAACGGAATACGAGCAGTACCTAACACCAAATACTTTATTTAGTCCTAGCAAATTCGAAAAATATCTTAACTTTGCTAATAGACCAAAAGAAGAAAAACCAAAAATCAAAGCATAATGACCAGAATACAACCACACAATATCGAAATAGAGGAGCAAGTCTTGGGGATTATTTTAAACAACCCTAAAGCATTTGTAACCGCTATAAACATTATTAACGCTAATTGCTTTTACAAGAATGAACACCAGACTGTATTTAACGCTTTTACTAGCCTGTATACTCAAAGCAAACCAATCGACCTAATATCGGTTACTACTTACCTAAGAAACACCCATAACTTAGAGTCTATCGGAGGGAACTTCTTCCTGATGGAGCTTATGGAGCGTTCAGGATCCTATTCGTCCTTTGAGTTCTTCTGCCATACACTACTTGAATTAAACGAGCGTAGAGAAGGAATTGAGAAGTCATCAAAGTTAATTAACAGCCTATACGACCTATCGACCGATTTAGACGAGAATATGGTAATGGCAAATGAGGTGGTTTTAAGCCTATCTAACGAAGTATCTAATGTCGGCGGTGTCCAACTATCCACTTCACTACTTGAGATGATTAGAGAGCAGGAAAATGAGCTTAGAGGGGAATTCTCAGGTTGCAAGAGCAGATACACTGATTTAGATAGGGTAATAGTAGGCTTTAAGAACCAACAAGTTGCGGTATTAGCAGGTAGACCTGGAATGGGTAAGACTACCTTCGGAATTAATATTGCTTATAGGCTCGCAAAGTACGATAAGACCCCAGTTGGTTTCTTTAGCTTAGAGATGAGTAGTGTTGAGCTAACTAAGAAGTTTGCAGCAATCGAATCTCAGATTTGTAATTCTCGGATGACTATGTTGCCTGAAAAGCAGGTTTTAGATTACTTTAGTGCTATTCAATCTATCGGTGATTTGCCAATCTTTATTGACGATAAACCCGGTGCTACAATAGACGAGATTAGGGCGAGAGCAATCACAATGAAGCGTAAGCATGACGTGAAGTTAATCGTTATCGATTACTTGCAACTTATCACTACCAAGTCTAAAGGAGGCAATAGGGAACAGGAGATTTCCGAGATTAGTAGAAAGGTAAAGCTATTAGCTAAGGAGCTAAACATCCCTATCATCGCTATTTCCCAATTAAGCCGTCAGGTAGAGCAATCAGACCCTAAAATACCTTTCCTACACCACCTAAGAGAATCAGGAAGTATCGAGCAAGATGCGGATATGGTATTGATGCTTTGGAGACCTGAGTACTACGACTACCCTGAGTTTGAATACGACGGCAAGATGGTAGACTCTCGTGGAATGGTAGTCACCTATGTACGTAAAAATAGGAATGGAGAGACAGGGAAAGCCCTTATGAAGTGTAATTTGGCTTATGCAAGTTTCTACGATAATAATGTTGATAATTTCATGTTGCCTAATTACGATTTTTAATTTAACTTAGTATCGTCAATAGTAAAGAGTGAATTTAGTCAGGTGGCGGAATGATAGACGCACTGAGGGCAAGAAAGTTGGCGCACAACTGAGGTATTGGAGGATGTTGCCTGTTGAACCAATACAATTGCAGGTTTGAGTCCTGCCCTGACTACTAAAAATTAAATAAATAACAAGATGGATCAGAACAAAGCAATTCAAATTTTAGTAGAGGTAGCGTTAGTTGCTCAAGCTAAAGGAGTATTGTCGTTAGAGGACGCAGTACTGGTAAAGGAAGCTATTGATGCTTTTAAATTACCAAGTGAGGGAGAAGAAGTGAGCGGAGATGACGCTAAAGAGGATTAACTATAACGTAGAAATCCTTGAACGGCTAAGAGAATATCTTTTAGCTAATCCAAACGTGAGGTTTTGTCAAGCCTTATACAATTTACGGATTGTAGACAAGCAAGACAGGTATAGCGAAGAATCATCCAGAACTCTATCGAGGTTACGGGAAAGTTTAGAGGACGACGATGAGGATTTCTTATACTAACGTAGAGGAGTTAATAGGAAGCGTTTGGAAGTTTAACAATTCAGGTGGCTGTGAAGTCGAACTGATAAGCGTAGGGAAGGCGGTTAGTAAGGTCTCCGGTAAAGTTCTTATTTTCCGCCATCTCACCTACGATAAACCTAATTTTGCAACAAACGAGGCCGATTTTAAAAGAAGTTTTAATTGGGCCGATAGGATAAAGTAAGTAGGAGTAGTGAGGGTTAACTTAACAATTGGTGTGTATTTTCTCAATCGCTACTTCACTTACCTAAATTATTAACCATGAAAGTTTACGAAGCATTGGCAGAGCAAATCAAAAAGAATAAGCAGATTGAGGCATTAATGCAACTCAAAAAGCAGAAGGAGTACGAATTGAGAGAGATTAGATTGACTCTAAGAAAACTAATTCAGAAATGACAATATCACACGACAACATAGACTGGTGGAAAAAGAATATGAGCGTAAGTACCGATTATACAGAAGATGATCTAACTCTTTTATTTAACGCTGCTAATAATGCAAGGTTCCCTAACGATCCATTACAGAAAGCTGCTAAAGAGTATTTAAACGGCAAGAGAGTATTTGAGAGCGGCTCTCAGCGAGACGACGATACTAATAAGCCATTAACAACAGCCCTCACAGCGTATGCGAGATTGCGTTATGGTTATCACCTACGTAAAGGCTCTAATAACTACGGAAAGGATAATTGGAAGTTAGGTCAGCCAAGTGAGGCTTTATTGGAAAGTTTAGATCGACACCTAGCTCAGTATTTATCAGGAGACCGGTCAGAAGACCACTTATCGGCTATTATGTTTGGAGTGGTAATGTTGATGCAGAATGAGGAAAAAGAGGGGATTCCTGTTGATAATTATTTTACGAAAGTTTAAGTTTAATTAGTATATTTGGTTAATAGTTGTGGTTATCGTCTAGAGGTTTTTATTGGTTATCCTTTAGACAAAGATTGGGGGCTTATCGCCCCCTTTCCTTTTTACACTGGCTCGATCTCTATTACCAGCTTGTCAGCACCTTCCTGATACGCATAAACCAACTCCCGCACGTACCTCACATTATCATCTTTAAATATTTGTCCTTTAGCTAAGTCTAGAAAGCATTTAGCCCACAACCCGCACTTATTATCTAAGTCCCAATTTTTAAGCTCTCTATGGTAGGTTATTTTGACTCTAACAGGCTCTTCTATTAACCCTATCTCAGCAAAGTCCTTACACCACAAGAATTGTTTTAACTCATGGACGATACGTTGGCGTACCGAGTAATGGATGCCTGCATAAATTGCATTGTAACCCAAATAAATCTTACGCTTTTTGAGCTTGCCAATTTCAATAAATGTAGGCGGGTTATCATAAGTTAGCTTAATCATTTTCGGATGCTTAGGAAGTCTATAATGGCTTCTATTTCGTCACAAATCTTCACCTGAAGAGCATACTTCTGAGGAGCGTTACTTTCTTCTAATAGGTTATGAAGCTCGCCCAGGGTCAGCATATACTCCGCCAAATCCCCAAAGGTTAACTTCTCAGTTTGTTCCTCTTGTTTGTCCTTTACAGCCATTCTGCTAATTTTATACCTACAGCTACTAAAAATGTCACCAGCATTGCAGAAAACAGAATAATCAAATCATCTCTTTTTTGCCTTTTACTATTCTTTCTCTGCTCTATTAGAAAATCTGCGTATTTACTAAGTATTTCTGCCTGCTCGTTGGTTAACTTACTTCTCATAACCACTCAATCTTAGATCCTAAATCCATAGGGATAAACAAAGCTATCTTTCCGTCGATTACAATACCACATCCTAAAGTAGGTTTCTTAGCATATACTTTCCCATAAGCCATCGCATAAGCCTTTACATCAACCCCACATCCTACGTTAAGACCAAATATCATATCTCTTTCACTTGCACTATACATTACCCCGCCAAATGAGTGAATATGGCCAATAACTGTCGATTGACGATTATCTCTTGCTCTGTTGACTGCACCCATCTGACCGCTACTTCCTGTACCATGTTGGTAGATAACATTATCAATCTCGTGTGAGTGCTTCCAAGTCCAACCTTCGGGATAACCCATCATCTCATTATAAGTCTTAAACATAGCTTTAGGTAAGCCTGCAGTTTGTAACTTACGATGGGGTAGACTCGAATGGTTTCCTATACAGCCATAAACTTCAGGGAAAGCCTTCCACCATTGCTCATGTTCTTTACGAGCTAAATCCAACTCACTACCAGCTGAATGGCCATCAGGGTCACTCTCATGATAACTAATAGCGTGAAAGTCAGTATCGTCACCAATGTCAACAATCGTGTTAACCTGGAACTTATTAAAGACTTCGTAAATGAATTTAAAATAATCTGGATGAGTAAATGGAGCGTGGCGATCGCCAATAATTCCAACGACATTTGAGTTTCTAAAGCTCTTTACTAAATCGTACTCACCAGAGTTTAATCTTGGACGAAACATAATTTTTTAGGTTTGATTTTAACACTAAGATAAATACTATAATGCTAATAATCAAGAATGTAAGCCAATCTAAATTAAATGACTTTCCTTTCGCAACAACTTCTTTACCTTTATTCTTCATATAAATATTGCGATATTCTACCTTTTTCTCGTATATTTTAACAGGAACAGCCTTTTCTCGCTCTATAGACTTAATGTAGTATCTGCCACCCTTGTATAAAATAGTTACCTTACCGCCATTTTTTGTTGATAAATTAATAGTGGTATCTCTTGCAGGTTGAGCAAAAGAGTAGGTAATTGTATCGGATTTGATGGTGATTAAGGTATCGACTACTCGCTCAGTAACTACCTTTGTCCTATCAATGTATACGCTATCAATCTTGGTTACTGTCCGAGTTTTGAATATCCCGCAGGAAGCCAATAATAAGGAAAGCGATAATAATAGTAACCATTTACTTTTTGTCCCCATCCTTAGCAGCTAATAATCCTATACCACAAGTAATAGCAATAACAGCATCTGCCCAATTAGTCTTACCTAAGAAAACACTTACTGCTGCCCCTACCATAATAAACCAACCAAAAAGGCTAGTCTTCCAACTTTTTCCTAATAACTTTTCCATTACCCTTGACGATTATATTTCTTCTTATAGGTCTTAGAACCTTTGATTTGTGAATCGCTCTTTCTGTGGCGACCTGGTCTTCTAACCTTTGGTTTCTTTTTGAATAACTTAATATCCGATATTTTAGCTTTAGCCATGGTTTATTATAATTTCTATTTCATGGACTGACGTCCCTAATAACTGCGTTAAACGTTTCTCCTCGCTACCAAATACCCAATTAACGATACCTCTAATAGTAGGGTGAACCTTATTGACATTTCTTTGACGTGCGACAAGCGGACAGCCCTCTGTATTATGGTGAGTATTGCCTCCATGCAGGCGTACGCCTTCGAAGCCCGGTACATCGTGAATTAATGGCATAGGTCGCTTAAAGCGATTGCTCATAGTCACCGATACCTTATATTTTCCTGTAGGGATAGCTGTTTGTCCTTTTACTTTGCGGTTTATAATATCCGTTAACGCATGGGATGATCGTAGACCTCTGTCCTTATCCTCTAGCGTAAAACAAAAGAACTTTCCATCGATGTATAGGCTACCTAATGTTTCTGTTGGTGTAAAAAATTCCCTAACAAGTTGTAGTTTCATTTGCCCATCAAGTCTTTAATAAAATTTAATATACCTAATCCTACTAATGTTACTAAGGCGTAAAAGTAGGACTTATACTTCTTCAAATCGGCTTCCACCGACTCTACTGTTTTCTTTGTAATGTTATAATCTTCGACTAACCCACGTTGGTCAGGGAATGAGGAATTGCCTGCTAAAAGCGTATGGACATCCTTAATCATTTCCTTTAATTCGGTAAGCTCTTCTTTGATGCTTTCTATTTCTTGAGCCATAACGTCTAATCTATTCTTTTCGTGGGTTGTCATTTTATGATAGAACTGTAGTTGTTAACACTGTTTTACCTGAGTCATCTGTATAGTTAATTGAGTATAATGTTGCATCGAAAGTTGAGTTCTTTAGGCTGATATTATAATCCAGCATGATATAGTTTTTGCTAGACTGGTTTAATATAGTGTAGGAGAACTTCTGGCCTATTGTAAAGTTTGGATTAGACTTAAATTGTCCCTGAATCCTAGTAGCTAAGAGTCCATTGTTTTTTAGCACATAACGACCTAGCGTGGTTAAGCTATTTTTGAGATTTGTATAATCAATAAGATTATAATCTAAGTCGTCGAAATTATACGTTATTCCAGATGCTGGATTGCCATAAATATCTAATACGTGATTTCCAAAATACGATGTAGGTAAGAAAGGTGTTACCCTAGCTGGATTAGCCGTAGATGGCAGTGTCGCTAAATTGTATTGGGTTCCATCAAAATTAAACACCCCGCTTTTATTTGTTATATCGTTGTCAGCAGCAGCAACATTTTCATAGTATATAGTGAATTTTTGGTTTTTAGGCAAAACAGAATCAGAATGGCCTTTAAATGTCTGCATGTTTAAATACTGTACATAAAGAGCATATTCATCAAGAGCCTGAGATACTCCAGCCTGTGTTCTATAAGGAGCGTACATACGAACCCTAATCTTTCCTGAGCTAGGTATATCTAATGATGCTCTTAGGAAATAAGATAATCTATCCGAGTCCCCATCAAAGTTTGTAGTCAATGTTGGCTCTATAAGGTAATTAGTTACACTTGGCGTAGCTGCAGTTAAATCAGTGCCCACGTAAACAAACTTACCATTAGTTTTATTATAAAAGAATGTAGCCTCTACACCATTCTCGTCAGTTGCAGTAAGAGATATAGCTAATCTTGTAGTTGGTCTATAGTTTGCTACGTTAGGTGCAGCTTTTAATCTACCGTCTGTAATAGCGGAGAATCCTATAGCAACATAGTCGCTTGGATTTACGTCTAATGGCTGAGATTGCAGATAATCAGTATAGGTAAGTGTATCTCTAACTTTAAATCTGGTCTCAAACTTAAAATCAGTAGGAGTGGCTGTATTTGTAGATGAGTATGGGTAGAATGGTCTAATAAATGGATAAATTGAAATAGTACCAGCCGGAGAAAGCTCTTGATATTGATATTGATATTCCTTTAAAGCATTATCATACCACCTAGCGATAGAATAAGTCCAAGTATTTCTAAATATACCACCACCCTGAGCTATCGTTGTAAACTTAAGGAATACTGGGGCATTAAATAAATAGTTGGGTAGGTTTACGTTGGTGCTATTATTATTGTCGTATACGAAGTTTCTCTTAGGTAATGTAAAATATACAAGCTGAGATCTAGATAAGTTTTTAAAGTCACTAGAATTAACCGCCACAACTGTATCTGTTTCTGTTACGTCACTCAATTGAGTATATGATACAGTATCATTAAATTCGTTAAATGAAGTTATCTCATATCTAGAAACCGTTCTGGAATTGCTATTGAACCAGTCGTTATACGATACAATATAGAATACATTATTCTTGAAGAAACAAACAAGCTCGTATTGACTACAAATACCAGATAATACATCGTACATGTTTTGGTATCTACCGATCTCGGCTAAGAAAGCATTTTTCTGTACGTATATTGAATTTAATCCTAGTGGATAAGACTCAGTACCGGACTCTTTGGTATATACGTTTGTAAGGTCTAAATTAAAGTCTATATTGGTAAACAGCGTAGTCTTACCGAAGTAACAGGCCTTTAGGAATATCTCTAATAATGTAACAGTATCGTTAGTATTGAATTTTACCTTTTTATCAGAATCCGCATCAACAAAATCATAAAAGCGTTTGGCTTTAAGTAACGCAAAATCAGAAAATTGTAGACTAATGTTGATTGGGTATATCTCAGATAAACTAAAATCGGTACTATTTAGGTAATACCCCTGCCATTTAATATCATAGGATGCACCATTCTTTACCTTTATCTCAAGTAGCATAGAATCAGGGTCGGATCCTATAAAGTCTAAGATGTCAAAAGTATCAGTTTCCTTTAGCTGTACATTTACTGTGGCTAAGGTTGATATAATTGGCCTATAGGATGATTCACCATCTCTATCGGTTTGTATGGTAACAGGGTCATTAGATCCATTTATCTCATAAACCGTACTACTATATCCCTTCTTGTAAATTGTAGCTATGTACTGACCAGTTGTGTTTTGGTAAACATCCGAAAAGGTTAACGTGTACTTAGCTCCGTACCCTGTATATGCCATTAATAGTAATTATTTCTTGCGTTAGAAGATCTATTCATTAAGATAACCAAATCGTTACCACTAACTCTTGTCTCTAGTACTGGTTGAGATGCAGTAGTCATTGCAGCAGAATTAGTCATTGATGTATTAGCGGCTGTATTTACTCCGCCAAAGCTAAAACCAGAAGGAGGAGCGGCTGTATTAGTAGAACCAGATCCACCTCCAGCAATACTCCTAGCACCCGCCCTAGCAGCACCAGCTAATGCTAATAATGCAATACCAGCACCAATCGCCTGAAGTGGGTTTAATGATTTTAGTGCTTTTTTTATACCCTCTATTGCGATACCAATACCTATAGCCATTCTACCTAACTGCTCTGCCATCGATGCAATACTATCTAATAATGCCCCGCCAAATCCCTTTCCTATATTATCTCCAGAAGCTAAAGCATCACCTATTGCCATTACTGAATTAGATATAGCGTCTTCAATACCAAATTCAAAGGTATCTTGAACTCTCTGCTTTAGTCTTTCCATTTCAGCTATTGACTCATCAGTAAACTGCTTTATCATCTTAGGAACCATCTCAAACAGAGGTAGGCTGAAAGGGAATTTTGTTACAGCTAGATTTAGTTCATTGAATTTAGTGGTTAACTTTGCTACAGTGTCCTGCGTGCCATCTATTTTTTGTAGGTTAACTATTAGGTCACCTAATGCTTCAACTGATTGCTTTTTAACATCAAATGGAGTAATACCAGGAGTCTTTTGAATATCACTAATCCTAGATTGATAAGCGTTTAAAGCCTCAATAACAGACTTCATTCTCTCATCTACAATAAGTGTGCTTCTCTCAAGTGGTGCTAATGGGCCTTCTTTCTTTTTAGTGCCGCCCAGCTTAGAAATAGAATCTGTAAACCCCTCTAATCTTTTCTTGCTTGCATCTAACTGTGCTGATATTTTTGTAAACCCATCTGCGAAATTCTCCATCCCCTTGATGGCAAACATATCCTTGTATCCCTTAACGAATCCACCAAAATCTAAATTTAATATGGATTTATTTAGGTCTTCATTCTTTACTACAAGTGACTTCATTACTATACCCAACTTCTGTAATATAGTAACTTGATCTTGCACTTTCGCGTCTTGTAGATCGTATAATTGAGCTTGTAGCTTGGTATAATATGCGGCCTCTGCGGATGCCTTAGCTTGTAATAAAATACTTTGGGTTAACCTATCTGTTGTATCAATGTTTTTCTTGCTATTTACATTGTTTACCGTTAGGCTATTATTATAAATATCGTAATTATTGTTTAGCTGATTTACCGCATCTTGTCTTTGTGTTAGCGACTTTGTTTGGTCTCCAGCTATAGCAAGTAGAGACTTTAGTGTTACTATCTCTGTTTCTGCAGATGCTCTTGATTGGTTAACACTAGATGAGTATTGGTTTATAGCAGATGTTAATTTATCTACCCCTTGAGCTGTATAAGCCCAAATTGTTAACCCAGCTGTTAGTAATGAACCGAGTAGTGATATAGCAGCCCCAACACCCTTAGATACATTTGTTAAAAGAACTAATTGGTCTATTAAGATAGGTATGTTGTTTGATATTGCGAGAATACCAAGCCTAAAATCTTGTGCAAAGAAACCAGCATCTCTCAATACCTGACCAAAAGCAAATGCGACTAATCTACCACGATTAGCATTAGCCTCCATGTTTTTAGTAGCAGCAGCAGCTCCATCAGCACTTTTCTTAAATTTATCCAAATCTGCTTGTACATTTTTTAAGCTAGCCTGCAATGCACTTATATCTGCTGTTACCTTGACACTAAAATTACTATCCATTGTTATCTAATTTCTTAACGACTTTCTCGAACTCGTCCTTTGTTAATGGTTCTTGTTTAGGCTTTTGGGGTTTGCCTATATTATCTGTCCAAAGTGGGTGTATCTCTTGTGGCTTTTTTTGATCCTGCTTCTTTGCAACATTTGCATTGTAAATCATTGATACCACAGTCCTTGTATGTTCCCACTCTTGGGTATTTCTTTTAATTTGACCATAAGCGTATCTGTTATAGTTTGCCCACGTCATATCGAAGAATTGGTCGGGAAGAAGCCCCACTTCACATATAGCAAAGTCTAGAACCTCTTCCCAGCCTATTTTTTTGGCGATTTACCGCCTTTAGAATTAGATTCGATTGCTTGTTGTATCTCAGTAACTCCTTGTGTAGCTTTAACCGATTCCTCAAATACCTGAGTGATTTCCGTGATTTGCGAAATAGGCATATCGTCTACCCACATAACCACATCCTCATACGTAAAGTCCTCAGTCTCTTTCTTAATAAAGCAGTTGTTCTTTAATCCGCAATAAACCAAATCAGCACATAGCTTAATAGGGTTTTGCTCATTGAACTCTACTACACCGGTATTGTTGAGCTTTGAATACTCGATTAATGCGTAGTTACCGAATTTAACACCACGCTTCTTACCACCTAATTCTAATTGAATATAACCTGTCATAATTTTCTCCTTTTAATAGTAGTTGTGGCTACCGTCTAGGAGAGTTAATTAAACAGTTCCTTTTGTTAATGCTCCAGTACCTTGGAAAGATACGCTGAAACCTGAAGGACTCTCCATATCAGCAGTCTGAGAGATAGAAGATACGTAAGCGTTACCGCTCAATACCATGTCACCAGCAGTTGAAGTAGAGAAAGAAACCACTACAGTTTGTCTGTCTAATAACATCTGTACAAGCTCATCAGTTTCTACGCTACCAGAAGAAGCATAGTCGATAAGACCATCAGAAGATAAAGTCCAGCTACGTACACCAGCAAAGAACTCAGCCCATCCGGCAGAATCTTTAGTAGTAGCATCAGGCATATCCACACTAATCTCTAGAGAAGCGGTAGTAGCCTTTAAGATTGGGTTACCGGGGTTTCCGATTTTGATAACCAAGTTTGTTCCGTTAATTAAAGCCATTGTTTTGTTTTATTTTTAAGTTAATATTAAGCGATTGATGTTGCAAATACTTCTGTTCCTTGAAGCGTTCCTGAATAAGTTACTACATCTTCCATAGGAGCGTCAATAGTCATACTAGATACGTAAACATATCCGTTGAATACTAATGAACCAGATAGATTCGTAGTGAATTTAACTAAGAATTTGGTTTTGTTTTCGATAGCTGCCTCAATCCATGCAGGATCAATATAATCAGCGTAATCTACTAAGCCTTCAAAGTCAAATGTAAATGATCTTGTACCCATAATAAATTCGCTCCAACCAGCTGAATCGCGAGATGTTACGTCAATAGGGTTTGCTTCTAAGTTTAAGGTGAAGCTACGTGAGTGACCAAAAGCATAATTTGTGCCTCCGTCTACTGCGTATAATACTAAGTCTGTTCCGTTTACTAATGCCATTTTATAATTGTTCTACTATATTTCTAATTCTAATTATTTTTCTAACCTCATAAAATCCCTGATACTGAGTTTCTGTATAGGTCGTTGACTCCAAGCTGTTTGTAATAACCTTAAAGTCAGGAGCTGCATCCGGAAGAGAACTGCGATTAATGAGTAGCTGCATAACCTGATTTGAGATATTGTCCGCATCAGACTTGCTATAGTTAGTACCATCTGTGCCAGTAAATACTTGTACGGTTACTACGCAGTTGCTATTGAAGTTGCTCTTTGTAGACTCATCAACAACACTAATATTTGAAATCTGGATATAGGGATAGTTAGCAGTATCAATAACATTATCATAAACAGCAACATAGTTACCGTTAATACTAACTGCATTATTTAGCTTAGTGTAATAAGCCTTCCTTAAGCTATATCCTACGTCTTTCATAATACTATCGTCACTTTCGCTATCGCTTCGTGTTAGTTGTTAAATGGTGGAGGTAAAGTAGCGTCTACTGGATTCTTTTGTAGCTCGATTTGAGAAGCAAGACCAGCATCAATTGATTCAACGTCTAAGTTAGCTTCTAACCAGCTTTCTACTTCTTCTTTAGTCAAATCTTCGTAGCTTACAAATTGTTCAGGAGTAGGCTCACCAACAGGGCAAGTACCGTATAATTCTGCACTATATTCACCTTCAACTGCACTTCTTCTCCAGTGGATATTGTACACCACATCTTTCATTGAACCTTCGCTAATTTTTACGTCCATAGCGTTGACGATCCATTTAAATTCCATTATTTTAATTTTGCTTTTAATTCTTCAATTTGTGCTTGTTGCTCTTGTATAGCTTTTACCAAGATTGGTATTAAATCCTGTCTAACAGATTTGTATTTCTCATCTGATTCTTTTTCAGAAACCTTAAATTCATCTATCAAGTCAGGGAATACCTCTTCAAATTCTTGAGCTATAAATCCTCTATCGTTTTTAATCCCCTTACCAGCTCCATCTTTCCAATCGAATACACGTGGTTTAAGCATCATTATTTTGGATAGAGCATTATCAATATCTCTTATATTTTCTTTTAATCTAATATCAGATAAGGCACTTATTGTTGTGTTTGTTGCAAAGACTGTTCCGGAACCTGAAACGTAGAATCTATATGTTGAATTATTTGTATCCCAAACGTGTAGTGTGTTTGTGCTGTTAACAATAGAACTGAACAACTCACCAGAATTACCAGATGTACCATATATCATTACACCATTTGCTGTCAATGCATCTGATGTCTTACCAATTAAAACTCGACCCCCACTGGTGATACGCATACGTTCAGAGTTATTCACATTAAATGTAATACCTAAACTACCTGCGCTATTATCCCTCAAGAATCCTAAGTGAGCAGCTGGGTTACCACTTGTGCCATACCACATACCCATTTTTGCCTGCTCTGAATTGACTGCTCCACCTGAACCATTCGCGAATCCAGCTTTAAAGTTTGCATCAGACGCTCCAGCAGTAAATAATGCCGCAACGGTGTTAGCTCCAGATGATGGATTACAATGAAGAAGAACCGATGGAGATGAAGTGCCTATACCCAATCCAGTACTCGTAAGTCTCATCTGCTCTGCATTCGCATTTGCAAATACAACGCCGTCTCCACCAGCGTTTCCTATCGCTAAAATATCTCCTTTTGTTCCATTAAGCGGGTTAGCACCTGATCCATTCCAGTAATTCATTACCGGTAAGAATAGAGATGAAGAAGATCTTTGAAGGTAAACAACATCATTTACAGTCAAGCTACCAGCTACGTGAAGCTGCGTATTAGGGTTACTAGTTTGTATACCTACGGCTCCAGAGTCCCCAGTAATTGTTAAACTTTTGGTAAATGTACCTGAATTTTTTCTTGTTGATATTGTAAAATTATAAGCATCTCCTCCATCAAATTCCATTCCCATTAATGATCCGTAACCACCCCCACTTTGGTCGGCAATTAATTCAATACCGCCTTGAAGTATTGTTAACTTATTACCAGGTGAGGAAGTGCCAATTCCCACGTTACCATCGCCTCTAACTCTAAGATAATTAGCCGTCTCAGACCAATTTGTAACCAAGAAGCTGTAGTCGGAGCTATTTGTTCCTGCTGCAACGTGAACTCCGTATGATTGACCAGTTGTACTTCCTCCCTTGACGTAAACAGTATTTGAGTTGTTATCTCCCTGAATAGCTAGTTTACCGGCAGTTGTATATCCAGTATTGTTTAATAATAGATTGCCATTTGAAATAAGTGACATGGCAGTAGTCGTATTGTTAACTACAAAGTGTATCGGGTCCCCGGTAATTTGTCTTATATATGCACCAACACCAGCCAGAGTACCAGAACTTTCATTATATCCAATTATAAGTCCGTAAGAGTTATTTTTGTTTACGCCAATCCATTTTTGAGTACCGGTTCCTGATGATGATATTTGTACAGCTAAGTTGCTATCTATGCTAGTAGCTCCACCGGCCAGCATAACTCCAGAAGATTTTATATCACCAGTAACATCTAATCTCACCGATGGGGCAGCATTGCCAATGCCTATTTGACTTCCATTATCGTAAATAACGCTATTCCCAACAGTTGTGCTTCCAGTAAATCTTGTTAAATATCCAGAAGTACCAGTTCCAGTTACAGGGTTAGTTAGCAAAGGTTGGCCACCTAATCCAGCTAAAGTATAAGTAGGAATATTTAAAGTAGCTCCAACAAGTGTTGCTGAACCGCTATTTCCAGTAGTAGTTAATGTTAAAGCGTTTTGTTTATTATTGAAAGTACTCCAGTCGGTAGAAGATAAAGCTCCTCTATTAGTAGCACTTGCAGTAGGGATATTTAAAGTAATATCTCCGCTTGAAGTAATTGGACTGTTAGAAACCGATACATCAGTTCCAGTAGTACCTAAGGCCAAACCAACACTTGTAACCGTTCCTACGCTCCAAGATCTATTTGCAGTTAAGTCATAAGACGTACCATTGATAGATAATGTTCTTACGTTAGTTACAGGAGTATATCCTAAGCCAGTAGTAACATCTGAGCTAGTTAAAGCTAAAGTACCACCTAAAGTCAAGTTGCCTGAACCTGTAACACTTCCGCTCAAGCTCAAACCGCTAACAGTTCCAGTTCCACTTACGCTAGTTACAGTACCTACATTCCAGCTTCTGTTAGCCGATAGATCGTATTCTGTTCCGTTGATGGTAAGTGTACGAGTATTATCTACCTTAGCATTTAAAGCATTTTGTAGGTCTGTTTGGTTAGATAAAGTTCCTGTGATAGAACCCCAAACCGCATTAGGCTCAGAAATCTTCACATAAACGCTACCAGACCAACGATAAACAAAATTGGTATCTAAGGTGATATAAATCTTTCCAGTCTCTCCAGTCGCGGGTAATGCAGCGTAGTTAGCAACCTCAACTACATCATCTACGTAGCTTGGTAATTGAGTAGAAGGAACTTTACCAGCACCGTCTAAGCTCGCATATCCATTAGCCACTCCCTTGTTTGCTACGTTCTCAGGAGTATATCCTAAAGCAGCTTGTTTATTGTTAAATGTATTCCAGTCGGTAGAGCTTAAGTAACCATCAGCAGACGCTCCAGATTGAGTAATACCGATAGTTCCAGAACCAGTGATTGTTCCGCCTGTAAGAGGTGCAGAAGTACCAACTGAGGTAACTGTACCAACACTCCAAGATCTATCAGCAGAAAGGTCGTAACCTACGCCATTGATAGTCATGATTCTTGAGTTAAGTGCTGGAGTATATCCTAATGCAGTAGTTACGTCTCCTGATGATAATACAACTGCTCCAGTTCTAGTATTGAAAGATGTTACACCTACATTTACGCTATACGTTCTATTGGCTGATAAATCAAAGGTCTCACCATTAATTGTAATTGTTCTTGTATTAGGTACTTTATTAGTAAATGATTCGTAATCTACTGAAGATAGATAACCATCTTGTATTGCACTAACTTGTCCTAATTTGGTTTTAATCGAAGCATTTGTTTCGTCACCTGTATTTGTTCCTGAAGTCGACCCGCTTACGTTAGATGCAGTTAAAGTGCCAGTGAATAAACCATTGCCGTCTACATGCAGTTTTTGAGTAGCAGTAATCCCGATACCAATTCCAGAAACGCTCTCAGAGATAATACTTGAGCCAATAGCTGAAGAAGAAGTAAACTTAGGGATAAATGTTGCAGTACCGCTACCTGTAATCAATCCAGACTCCGAAAGGTTTTGCCAATCTACTGCACTTCCAGTTGAAACTAGAATTTGTCCATTAGTTCCTGGATTATTATTTGTATCATAAAGTGGGCCACTAAGCCTGAAATTGCCATCGACAAATACAGTAGTAGCAGACAGATATAACGGGGTGTTATTGCCCAAACCATCAGTAATCTGCTTAAGAGACACTGTGATTGGCCCATTATCTGTTATTTTTAATAACGCATCATACGTAGATGCTATGGTTTGTCCGGTTAGTGATGCCATTTATATTTTTGCTCTAATATAGTAAAAAAAATTAACTTTTGCAACATTATTTTTCAAGAAATTATTTCCAGAAGTTTTTAATAAACTCCATTCCTTTTTGGTCTATTGTATTTAGGAAATAGTATCTTCCTCTTATTGGCCCCTCTTTAAAATAAAAGTTAGGGTTATCGCTTCTATATGGTGCAGCTACTGCATTTGCGTCTATCCCACTTTCCCATCCAGTTTTTATCGTAAATGGATAACTAGGATATTGTCTTGTACCAAATTCCAAGTAGATGAATTCTCTTATTGGTTTGGCGATAGCTGTGCCCGTTATTACACTATTTGTAGACGATATTTGATAATATATTGGGTCTATTGTTAACTGAACCCTTTGATCTAAATTATCGCCTCCGTATTTGCTATTTGTCGAGTTTGTAATTCCAACAACAGCTTCCTGAACCTTTCTCTCCGCTCTTGACTGGATATTTTCTACAAACTTCTTGTAATCATTAATTACAGTATTTGCATCTCCTGATTTGCTACTGAATGACCGACTTGTATTTCTAACTACTGCCATTACTTTCTAAGCCAACCAACTATCTTTAAGTAAAATTTACGCTCATCTTCGATGATAACCGAGTGGATGATGTAATCGTTACCTCTGTATCTAATCTTATATTTCTTATCAATGAACTGGCTATTCTCAGCCCAAGTTGTTAATATTTGCTCCCAGATAGTAGGCTCATTCCAAGTCAAAGAATCTCTATATCTAAGAATAAACTCGAACTTGTTATTAGTTACTCTCTCCCCACCCTGAACCGATAATCCTCCATCATAAGGTTGTACCTTAGCGAATGTCTGATACGATGCTTGGTAAGTAGGTTTAGTACCACCAGTCTCATCATACGTCAGTGAGTAGGTAACCAGTTCTATAATTTCCCTAAAGTCAGATGTCTTATGGAATGTTCTTCTCATTAGAATAAATAAACTCTTCTGTAACTAGCTGCTGTTTGTTTTGCACTGTTTGACAACTCAGTAACCTGAGAGGCATCCATAACATTTTCTCTAAATTCAAAGTCCATACCTACCTGCTTCATGATAGCAACTTTCAAGTCACCCGGAAGTGGGTTATATCCAGCTACATATTCAATCTCAATAGGGTTGATGATACCTCCATAGAAACGAATGTTCTTGAAGCTATTACCGGTAACTAAATAATCAGTACCCGCAGTAAGCGTAGTTTTAACTCCTGACTCATCAATAGACTTAACGTGGGTTATAGATTGTATTGGCCCGTAAGGAATATCAATATTTTCTGCAACCTGTTGGAATGTAGCCACTAGTGTTTTAGTAGCAAAACTACAACCTGTATAACGCTCCATCTTTGATCTAGCACCTGTAATTAGGGTAGCCAATAGAGTGTCCCAAGAACCGTAGTCGATGTTAAGGTAATCCTTCATCTCTTGTACGGTAACTGGTTCAGATACTAAATCTGTTTTAATTTGAACGTCAAGTCCTAAAGTCATTATTTAGTCTTTTTAGCGGTTTTTAATTCTTTTGTTTTAACAACTGGCTTCTCTTCTTTTTCTTCTAGGATCTCTAAGATCTTTACGAATTTCTTGTTTAGTAAGAGTTCAGCTCTCTCGTCACTTACTTCAAACTTCTCTCCCTCTCTAACGAATCTTTCTAATTCTAAGTCTCTGTAAGCCTTAACTACTTCAATCTTTGTCATAACTATTTATTTTTTGAAAGTAGGGGAGGAAACGATCCTCCCAGTAGAAAACTACTTTCCAAACTACTTTATAGATTAGGCAACGTTACCTAAGTCAGCAAATACGAATGCATCTGGACGGTCGATAGCTAATACCTCACGAGCCTCGATACGAACAGTAACTAAGTTTTTCTGTACGTTATCTGAATCTTGCTCGAAGAATTCAACTTTCAGGTCGTCAACAACTACACGCTTCGCCATGTTCCAGTCACCTAACAATACTTTATCGTCAGCTACGAAAGATGATTTGAATACAGGGATACCAGCGATAGCAACTTCGCCACCAGCAGTGATAGTGAAACCACCAGGTACTGAGTAATCAGCAGGTTTAGTTTGTAACAAACGAGCCCATTGCTTAGGGTTAACTACGATACCGTTTACTGAGAAGTCAGCAGACTCTAAGTTAGCTACGTAGTCGATGATTTGTTCAGCATCTACAGTTGCAGAAGTGGTAGTAGAACCAGTAGCAGCACCAGTTAAGTCGGTGTAGAATTTGCTATCTTCAGCTTTGTAGAAGTCACGTAATAACATATCAGGCAAAGCAGACTGCAAGAAAGGTAAGTCTTGCAACATAGATTTGTCGATACGAGCGTAACCAGCGATGTAACGAGCAGTGTAAGTAACAGCAGTTAAATCGTAGTCAATTTGAGTTTTAGCATCACCTGGAGTAGATTGTACTGAGATAGAACCTTCAGCACCAGTTTCACGATACAGGGTATAGATACCAGTAGCAGAAGCTACAGCAGGGATCAAGTCTCTGAAGTTGATTTTACGGTTAGGAACCATAGCAACACCTGGTTGGTAAGTGCGGATAGCATCACCAGTCAAGTTGTTAGCAACAGTCATAGTACCAACAGCCTTCATGCTCATAGCAACTTTGTTACCCAAAGATACTTCTCTGATAGACTCGAAGTTTTTAGCGATCAATTCGCCAAAAGATGATTTAAAAGATTTTTCTTCCATTTTTTGTTCAGTAGATTTTTGTAATTTTTGTTCAACCTCGTCTAAGCGAGCGTTAATTTCTTGTGCTTTCTCGCTGATTTTAGCTTCAACATTAGCGTTGATTGCTTCTTTCAACTCAGCAGCTTTTTGTTCAACTTTTTCCATTTTGATATTCTTGAATTAGACTATTTAATAATACTTCATACTCATCCTCCATCTCGGCTTCTACCATAGGTTCTTCTGCAAGTGCAGCTTCTACTACGATTTCTTCCTCAACTTCTGGCGCTTCTTCTTCCATCTCTGGCATTTCCTCTTCCATCGGGTTTTCATGCTCCTCAGTATCCTCTACTTCGATAGTTACCGTAACGGTAGCCTTATCTTCGGATGGCTCAGGAGTTTCAACTGATGCTTCTTTGAGTTCTGCTAGTTCTTTCTGAAGTTGCAAGAATTGAAGTTCTA